ATACACACGATCACCCAGGTACTTTACTTCAGTCTCTGGAATATTGTGATCACGGAGAATCGCTTGAAGCTGAAGATGGATTAACTCTGGTTGTGTGGGAACTTTCATAGTAATCAGAATACTTTTTACAGTCTAAATCACTCTGTTGGTTCTGTCAACCGCATTGGTTCTGGAATATTTTCCCAAACAATGTCACCATAAACATTTACAACATATGCGCGAATGAAATGATCTTCATCTGGACAATAATCAATTTTAGGAAACCACGAAACCGCATTTACCGTAGCGACATCTTCATCATCGAATTTGATTATTGTATATATTCCTTGCTTAATAATATCTAAAACATAGTCATCAATAAATTCAGAGTAAAAGGAATTTACTTGTTCTTTTTTCTCGTTTGAAAGATTATTATATTTTGTTAAATCAAAATACAGACACGAACACTGGTGTCTTTGTGTGTAAGATGTAATTAAATCAAATACTGAAAGTTCATTTCCAAAAATAATCATGATTTTTCTCCATCCAGTTCATCACTAATATTTTTAATTAAAGATTCCAACCATTCTCTTCTTCTCTCTGATTCTTCCTTAGTTAGGTCTTGGTCTGGAAGATCTGGTGGATAAACTATTTTTTGGTACTCAGTTAGAAGTGCATCAAAATAATTTGTTTCTGTCATTGATTTTAGCATAAGATAATTTGCAATCTTATCCTTAAATAATTTTAAATAATGAGCACCCAAGGGCAAGAATTGATTTTCTGTTGATAGATATTCAACATCAGCAAAATTTTTAGAATAAATTTTTTGATAAAATTCTGGACTGATTGGAAATTTTGTAGACTCAATATTTACAGAAAACTCTTTGGTATCAGTTATATCTCTCAATTTAGATCTATATGTAATATAGAGAGATTTATCTTCTTCGGATAAAGGACTATCTGTACCAACTGCCCAATCTGTCTCAGATAATAAAAAGTTTCTTGCAAGTCTGATCGAAAATGGTGATACTTCTTTTTGCTTGGCATACATTCTTGCCAGCTCTACTTGAAAATTTTGATTTTCAATAGAATCAATCAAATAAAATGCTTCAACCAATTTATTCTTCAGTGATTCTGCTTCAGATACCTCAACTTGCTCCATTTCATAATCTTTCCACTCATACTCATTAGTTTTAAAATTTTTTATAAATTTCCTTCTTTTTGCATGATATGTGTTATTTGTGAAGTAAGTAAACATGATTAGCTTATCTTTGTCACTATCCCACAGAGGATACAAAACATCAGTCAATTCATCCTTCCAATAGGATTCTGAAATGGTTTTAGTTATACCATTATATGTAATCTCCTGCTGAATAACATTTAATTGAACGCTAATCACAGGAATATCCGCGATATTATAAATTGACATGCTAGTGATTGTAGTCTCCGTATGTATTTAGAAAGCTTTGATTAGATACTTGCATAATCTATATGGATGTAGTAAAGGAATTGCATAATCTGGATCAATTGTAGCAACTGGTTCAATTTTAGTTGTTGGAGCCAATGTCAGTGTTGCCGCTGATGCACCAAGACCAGAACTATATGTAACCCCCGGACCTGTTTCGCCTTGAATTGTATAAGAAAGGTGATCTACCAGTGGTTTTGATATTGCGCCAGGAGAAGATCTAAATACTAATCCTGTAACTTTTTCTCTCCAATAAATAATTTCTGCAAATCCATAATGATCAGTCTCATCTGCATTGTCATTTGCTGAAGATGGCGCAGATCTTGGTTGTTCCAGTTTAATCTTTGTATTTGGAGCTCTTGCTGCTTGAGGCAAAGCAACTGTATAAGTATACCATTTTGTATCGCCAGGTGTCCCATCCCACGCTGGAGAAACTGCTGGAACATTACCAATGATTGGATCTATTCTGGTAGCTGTTGGAGTAATAATTGCATCAATTAAATTCCAGGTCCCAGACCCAGCAAGTTGATAGTAAATACGAATAACTTCTTCTGGTGTGTTTCCACCGTTAACACCATTTCCTCTACATGCTTTAACAGAAACATAATTAACATTAGTTGTGTCAACTGCTTTTATTTCTGCATATCTTGTTGTATTATTACCATCGGGAAGTCCTCCAAATTTTAGATAGTGAGTAATTGCACTTGAAGAGTTTGGAGTCAAAATAATGTTTTCAACTGTTCCAGATGTAGCATTAATTGTTGCTGTAGCTGTGGTAGTTTTTCCTGCACCATTCATTACATAAACATAGGGAATTTCTGTATAACCAGTTCCTGCATTTGTCAGAGTAATCCCAGTAACTCTATTAGCAGTTACTGTTGCAGTAGCAGTTGCACCAGACCCGCCGCCGCCAACAATATAAACAATTGGAACTTGTGTAGTTGGCAGTTTAAAGTCTCCAGATGTTCCAGATCCACTCCCACTACCGTAAATATTGATATCCCATGCTGTAGGACTTTGAGAACCTGCTACAACAACATCTCCAGTACTAATTCCCGTTTGCCCGCCCGTATATCCAACAATTTTCCCAAGTGCAACTTTAACATATCCTGGTGTAGCAGAAGATGTAGATCCACTGGTATTTCCAGACATTGAAACACCATTTCCGCCAGCTCCAACATAAACCGTAGCAGCTGCTGGGTTGTTCAGATTAGTCCATCCAACATTTCCATCCCATGTTGCGCCACCGCCACCACCACCGCCGCCGGGTGTCCAATAATCATTATTATAGCTAACTGTTACAGATACAGAACCATTATTAGAGGATGATACTCCTAAACTGCCACTAGAAAAAACATCAGATCTATATGAACTTACACCACTAAATCCACCACCACCGCCGCCATGGCCACCGTCTCCCGCTGGTCCACCACCAGGACCACCAGATCCTGCACCATTTCCAACTCCACCAAACATAAGACCATTTACAGCTACGCCGCCGCCTCCACCTCCGCCGCCACCGCCGACGCAACCATAATTACCACCAGCGCCACCGGCACCAGGACCTAATCAAAAAACCATTGCTGCCAGCTCCACCATCATATCCATCCGCGCCAGCTCCACCGCCGCCGCCGGCGCCAGCAACGATTTGAGTACCTCGAAGTAATATAGTTGATGCACCTCCACCGCCACCGGCAGCATCTGAGTGTCCAGCACCGCCAATACCACCAGTGCCAGAGTGAGGAGCAGTACCGCCAGTACCGCGATGCACACCGCCCGGTCCTCCCTTGGTGCCAACTTGTACAGACCATGTATAAGTCTTCATTGAAGAAAGACTAGCACTAGATAATTCTACATTAAGATTTCCGCCGCCAGCTCCTTGCCGACCGCCGCGAGCGTTGCCGCCTTTTCCACCTTGAAGTATAAATGTAGCAGCAGTTGGCGTACCACTAACACTGGCAAAATTAAACTGACCACTACTAGATAATGTCTGGCTATATACGCCGCTTAGCCCGCCCACAAACACATTAACTCCACTAGTTCCTACACCCTTCAGACCAGCACTGGTCCCATGTCCTAAAAGTCCGCCAGCACCGCCGCCATTTGGATTATTGGGATAAGTTCCAGCTGGCCAACCATTCCCAGATTGTCCATTTACTCCATTTTGTCCAGGTGATCCAGATCTTCCGCCGCCACCTACTGTTCCAGTAGACGTAGCTACTCCTCCCGCTCCGCCTTGACCGCCGCCGAGGCTGACTGTACCTCCGCCTTTTTTTCCACCACCAGCTCTTAAATTAAGTTTTGTTCCATCACCAATTTGTAAAATACTATCAGTTCCATCGTTTCCTTGCTGAACTCCAGCAGCTCCAGATCCACCTCCACCAACAACAATATATTGTAAAAGAGCTGGATTTCCAGTAATATTGGAAAAATTAATTGAATATGGTCCACCGGGCGTAGTAAATTCCCAAACATCACTGTATTCATAAACTGGTGTCCCGCCGGTATTTATTTCTCTTCCTCCAATAGCTGAAGCACCAGTAAAGCTATAAAATGTAGGATCTGGAAAAGAAGTTTCAAATACAAAGCTGCCAGCGCCGGTCGCCCCAGATGCAAGATAATATTGCTGACTTAAAGGAACATTTGGATCTCTAAGACTTCCAGGTCCACCAGCACCACCTTCATAGTCAAATACATCATATGTTGCCACAGTATTGTCGATATTTGGTCGTCTTAATAATCCATGCTTATGAGTAAATACTTGACCAGTTGTTGGATACCATCTAGCAAGTCTTCCAGACCCAGTTTTATAATCTTGAAGGTAGCGATCTCCACTACTATCTCCAACCCAAGTTTCTGTACCAGGAGTAGAGTAATAAACAGTATGACTATGTTGAGGAGCACCACTCAACTTAGTTTCTCTCATTGTAATATCTATAGTATGAGATCCAATAATGTCACAATCAGTACTTTCGGTAACTTTTTCATATCCAGTTGTAGTGATTCTACCAAGAGAAAAATAATCATCTTGTAATGATTTTGTTAGAACCCACCCACCACCAATTGTTCCAACTCCAAGAGTTGAATTTCCAATATTTGGAGAATTATTACCAAATACTGCACTATTACCAACAATTTTTTTGGCAATTGTATCAGGGACTTTAAATGTCCCCAGGTATTGATCTCCCCAATATTGTGTCACATTAAATTTAGTGATCGCAACAAGATTGCCACCTGTTGAAGAAATTCTTAATACAATTTGTAACCCACTACCACCACCTCCAGAAATAGTAACTAAAGGAGGATTTGTAGAGTTATATCCACTTCCAGCATTTAATACAGTAAGACTTTTTACCATCCCAGTTTGAATATCAATTGTTGCTCCGACTTGTGCTTGAGTCCCGCCAACTATAGTAGGAGGAGCAATTGTTATCAATGGAGCACTGGTATAGTTTTGCCCAGGATTTACAATATCTGCCCCCTGTGATGCTGTGCCACCATAATCGGTTCCAATAATTGAAAACAAAGCAGGAAAATCTTTTATATAATACTCAGATCCATCACAATACAAATACCCATCATGAGTATATGCTGGATCATCTCCAGTTAGATAGGCATTTCCAGAAATATCACCTAGTTTAGGATAATTTGATGTTCCATCAATAACAAAATTGTTATCATAACTATTTTGAGTAGTTTTTAAATTTGGTACAATAGAACCAACTGGAGTAGTGTCTACAAGAGCATCTGTAAGAAATCCTCTTCTTGCATTTTTATAATTTCTAGATAATACTACCATGATTATATCTTGATTAAATATTCCATAACAATAAATGGAGCACAAGCAGAGTCAATTGAAACTGATTTATCTGCGGTTATATCCATAGTGGTTATTAAGTTTTCTGGTGGGACAATAACTGCTCTAGTTTTTACTTTATATGTATGAGTATTAGTATCTAAATCGATTCTGTGGTTATGTTTAGTGGGATCTGTACCTGCAGCAATTCCTAATTCGACCGTATCGGTAGCTACGTTTGCAACATCAGTAGTTACATCAAGAGATTTTGCTTCTTGATTTGATTGCAATGGGACAACATCATATAAACTATTACCAAGAAAATCTTTTGGAACCCCAACTGCTCCATTCGTATATGTTACTGGAACTTGATTCTGGAAGTTCGCATCATCGCCGCCGCCTATAAAAGCACAAATCCCAAAGACCTCTGCAACATTCCTATATCTTGTTGTGTGTGATCCATCGGGAGATCCTTCTAATTCAGATCCCTGTAAGGTATAAGTTTGATTGCTCAAGCATCCATATGTATATGATGTTTGACCAGCACCAAAGATACAACCACCCCAATAAATTGTTTGCTGTTGGAAGACAAAAAAGTTCTGCGTCGATATAGGTCCGCCGCCGTCCCCGGGACTCCATTTAGTAATTGCTCTACAAGGTTCCTGTGCGCTTCCTGGCTTACCACTAGAATTTTTAGTATTGTCAAGCCAATCTTGAATAGCAATAGTAGACGCATTTCTTCTACCAGTTGCTCCTTCTGCTAGAGGTGCTGCAGAACTAGTTTCCCTAGTAGAAAAATTTCTTGCCCTTGTAGCAGAGTGAAAGTGAGCATGAGGATGAATCATTGTCTCCTCAACTCCCTCAGCATCAGTATAGTGCGTATCTCCCGCATATGTATATGATGGTTTCCCTCGAATCAGAATTTCTTGACTGGGGACACTAATTGTCCCAGAATATGTAATCCTCACTGTATCACCAATCGCAGAAACTGCTTCAATTCCAATTCCAGATCTGCTTATTTCATTGCCAAGCGAATTATTTAATCTGATATTATTATAAAGACCAGCATTCGCACCAGAAGTTGGTTCTGGATATTTAGAACCTAAATCTGGTACAACAAATTGATCAGAATTAATTACTTCTAAGGTTGTTCCATCAATCTTTCTTCTAGCAAATTTCGTTTCTGGTCCTATTCCTAATACAGAAGCAAGTGCTGGGTAATCTTTTGCTAGATATTTTGCACCATCACATTTTAAATATCCAGCTGGCAAATTCCTTGCATTAACAGCCTCACTAGGATCACCATCATATTGAACTGGCCAAATAATAATTTGCCCAGTTAAATTACCATATTTTGCTCTTTCTTTTGAGTAAAAAGTTGCCATTAAAATGCCTTTATGATGAATGTTACAGTTACATTTGGTTGTGAGACATCACAAGAAATATTTAGAGCGTCTTCAAGATTATCTGCTTGAAGTGAACTTCCATTTGCATTTGAAGCAGTATGAGATGGTGGTCCAGCCATAGATCCAATTCCTTGAGCAATCTCAAAACTACCGTGATTATGTCCTCTAAAAGATTGCTCAATCGGATTTTTATTTGCAGATGCTGTGTTCAGACTTGTTGGCCATGGTGCATTCCTAAATTGCAAATCAATTGTTCCACTATTTCTTGCTTGTTGATTCAATATTAACTTATAAACTGTTGTAGATGGATTATATTCTATAATTTGAATAAAAGTTCCCTCTCTAAGATAATAATATTTGTTATCAACACTCACAGGAGTAACATACATCAATGGAGTAAGTTTATCCCATTGATACCAAGTATCTTGACCAGTGCCATATAATCTTTTGATATTTGTTCCGGGCGGTAACAGAATTTCGTTGCTGTTTGCCGTTAGCGTACATCCCGCAACCGAAAATGCTGGAGATGTTTCTGGATTATCTAGTAACCCGTCTGCTCTTGGGGGAGCTCCCGTATTATATCCAAAGAAGTTTGGTCTTCCTCTCAAGATCATTGGTTTTGGAAACATCCCAGTATGACAAGGAGTTTTATGAGTATCTACTGGAATTGTGTTATTAATTTGACTTGTCTCACCTCTTGCAAAAATATTTTGAGTATATGTCGTACTTGCTTGACCAGATCCGCCATTCGGTGTTAAAATATTAGTTGTCGTCCAGTTATCCGCGCCAGCTGGAATAAATCCCCAATAGTTTTTGCCTGTGCTATCTTGGATGAATTCCATGAATGAATCACATCTCGGCAGACTATGTTCTTTTGTTTCATCACCATAAAATGTAAGACTGACTGCTCCCTCTTGCCAAGAGTGAGGTTGAGTAGATGCATTAGAACAGGTGTTTGGTCCATCAGTTTTATTACAAATAGATGTTGTCGCACTTCCACTCATAGCGATTCCTTGGTCTGTAACAAAAACCATGGGACCGGTTGCGCTAGGATTAACAGAATTAATATTGTCTGAGTGTCCATGTGATGGCATATGATTTATGCCAAGTTTTCTATTTAATGTATGAATAGTTTCAACAAAATCTGGATTTCTCAGAGTAATATTGGTAAATTTAAAATATAAATTACCAGCTAAGTTAAGAGAAAAATCAATATCCGCAGTTGCTTCGTGAGTTGTTCTAATCGGAATAGTTTCGCCAAAATCAACAATCAAGTCTTTTATTTTGGTTCCAGCAGCATTAAAAACGATATTACCAGGATCAGATTGACCGTATTTATACTTTGGAATATCTAAATGATATTGCTCAAGATCCATCATCACAGTACTAGAAAGTTGTGGCAATCTAAATGTTGCCTGAGTTTGATCATATGGAAATTCTGGGTGATTTCCATTTGAGTCTACCATAGCACCACCGTAAGTATCTCCCAAAGCGGCAGCTAATAATGGATAATCTTTTGCATTTAATGTTTGCCCCGTGCAAACAATCCACCCTCTTGGGATATTAGATAATAGAAATCCTGTATTTCCATCTCCTCCCCAAGGCATGATTGTGCCAATTTTGGCAGCTCTCATGCATTTAATAGAACTGTAATATGTGGCCATTTTATAGCTCCAGTAACCACCAACCGCGTAAAGCGGGTGGAATTGTTCTTGCATTTGAAGACCCTTCAATATCAACTGTTCCTGCGTATACTAAACCAAATGACGCATTACGAGTTTGAATAATTAACTCACCAGAGTCCCATGTTGATGCTAACGATTGACCAGCTCCAGCACCAACTCTAGTTCCAACCGAATCTCCTTGAATTGAAGTTGCGACATTGTTAATTTTAAGAGCTCGTAGAATCAAGCTAGTATTGTAAGTTAGATTTCCACTTAATTCGATAAATCTAATCATGTCTCCAGTTTGTGCATTTGATGGTAGATATAAAACCATGTTGCTTCCAGAAGAAACATTAATTAAATAATTATTATTAACTTGTAATGGATTATCCTGCTGCTGACCAATACCAGTTGCTGGATCAAATGAAACATAGGTCTGTCTTCTTCCGCCGTTACCTGTCCAATACTTTTCAATACCAAAAGAATCAATCGCATTATTTTGATAAATTCTAAAATCTTTAGATCCAGAAGTTGTAGTACCAGCAGATCCAAGATTATCAATATGGAAAATTACGTCAGATGCTATTTCTGATGGGAAAATTTTTCCTTTTTGATAGAAAGTTTGTCCCATTTCGACATTACCTTCTTTGTTTGTTACTCTAAATGATGTCTGAGTTGAACAAATACCATTCATCTGACAATCATCATAGTAAACTTTCAGATCTCCATAAAATGTTCCAGGTCCTTTTAATGTAAGACCATTGGTAGAAGTTACTGGATCTTCAATTGATCCATCTCCAGAGTGACCGTCATCATTAGCAATTGACATAACAAGAGTCTTACCATCAGATCCGTACATTCTAAATGCACCACTGTAAACAGTCAGATCATCATAAATGCTTGTCTTACCACCACCAAATAATTTGACTGGAATTGTGTTTACTGTGTTCGGATTTCTAATTTGCTTAGGCATCTTGATAGCATAGAATACATCCAAGTTTCCATCAACGCTATCAGCAACGAAGAATTCTGTTCCAATTCTCATTAGCGTAAAGTAATCCAATTTTGGAGAAATTAGATCAGCATTACGAAGGGTTAGTTCAAGTCTTAAATCATTATTATTTGGCGTTCTAGCTTTTAGTAATGCAACACGAGCTTGTGTTGTACCAGGGACATCATGCAATAGCGTTGTTGTTTTATCATACTTATCAAGTTTTACAAAATTAACACCAATTCCAAAACTTTTTGCGGTTGTTCCTTCTTGACCTCTACCACCAGTAGGGTACTCTAGATTACTTGCAGTTGGAATAACCAAAGCGCCCTGTGAATCAGTATATGGATCATCTGTAATTCTGATAATTTCAATAGAAACTCCATTTACATACATGACACACAAATCACCTTTCATAAATGCAGAAAGATTTGATTGAATTTTAATATTTGATGTTGCTGCAACAATTGGTTGAGAAAGTGTAGTAATTGGACCAGTTGATAGTTCTGTTTGAGGATTAAATCTGTAAACATAAACAATATCAGAATCCTTTTGATATGCAGATGGAGTAGTTCCATATTGCTGCGATAGGAAGAATACTGTTCCATGATTATTGCCAATATCAGTATCTCCAGTACATGTATCAACTTCAAATGTTTTTACACTCAATCCGTTTGTAATAGATAATTTTTCGTTTGTTGGTAAATTTGTAAACGGCGTTGTACATCCACCAATTAATGTAAGAGATCCATTAATTTCAGCACTTCCAGAAGTTTCAATCTCACCAGTAGTAGAATCAATTTCAAATACAATGGTTTCGTCGGGTCCATCACACCCATTCTTGATCATGAGTTTCTTAGGAACCAAGTCAAGTAATGTATTTACCTTGAAAAATTCTCCTTTATCATCAATTCCATTATTGTTAGTATCTTCACGATCAAGGATAATATAATCTCCTTGTTTGATTGTTCCACCAAACTGAGATAAGTAGATATTTTCTTCCGTTCCAGTAGCATCTACATAAACAGTAGTCCATGTAGCATCAAATTGTACAATACACTTGTAAATTGCTGTTACGTCTGGATGATCAGATCTTGTAGCTGTAAATGTTCCAAATGGAAGTCTTTCTACTACCAAGTAGTATGGCGCAATGTTAATGCGAGGTAAAGAAATAATTTTAACAAATTCTGGATGGCGACCGGCGCTGTCGTTCGTATCAATTAGAAGAATATCATTTTCAGAGAAATATTGAGCTCCACTTGCATCATACGGTCTATTCTTAATAGGCAAATAATATTGATTGCCAGTTAATTGAGGAAGTGTTTGTGGTGCGATTATTGGTGTTCCACCAATTGTAGTAATTTGATTCTGGAATACAGAACTTCCCCATGTACCAGTACCAGCTGTGTCAACTTCATTATAAACTGCGTTATTTGATGCAACTCTAAGAACCTGAACAATGTCAACATTTTTATTAAAGATATTATTGCCAAGATCTCCTGTATTATGAGCGAATGCAGTGGTTCCAATTTGAGCTCTAAATGCAGTAAATGAATATGATGCAAATCCACCACAAAGTATGATATCTGAATTAAATCTAGCAGTAGCATCTACAACAAGATTATTTCTAATCTTAGTTTGTCCTCCTTGACCGCCAATCGTAATATCAGATGCGTTTGTAGCGAAGTCAAGTTTTGATGTTGCGCTATTACCAGAGAAAAACTCAACTGTTCCAGCTGTAGATGATAGTTTTACTGTATCAGACAACCCCTTTCTTGTTCCAAGTTGAAAATCACCAGAAGTTTTAAACGCCTTGGTATCAACTTGTACAAATGATAATGATTCATTGTTATTATAAGCACCACCAATAGTGATCTTTGAAATATTAGTATTAGTACTTGGGGTGTTGCCAATCCAAATATTGCTATTAAGAGAAGAATTTCCAACATAAATGAACTGATCATTAGCATATACATCACCTATTTGAATATAAGCAAGATTATTACCAAATCTAAGTCCCTTAGAATCTATTTTGCTCAGAACACCAGCAGTAATTGATAATTCACCAGTAAACTGAGTAGTTGTAGATCCATTGAGTAGATTGAAATTACCAGTTGTTATGCCAGTTCTTATTTCAGCGGTATCAGTAGCACCATCAGTATAGACTTCAATATCTCTCTGGAACCTAGCATCTTCAGTAAATCTAGAATCACCAACAACAACCAGTGCTCTGTTGAGTTGACTATTAGTAACCGATTGATTTGTGTTAATACCAACTCTTCCAAGGTTATTCCCTCGTGAAGCTTCAGTAATAGCAACAGTGTTTGTATCAACTCTGAGTGTGCTATAATTTGTTGCTGCTAAACTATCACCACCAACTACAAATGCATCAGCAATAGCATTAAATGTTCTATCTGATGGAATAGCATTGGCAAGGTAGTTATTTGGTGCGGTAGCTAAAGTTTTACCACTAATGTATACTTTACCAACAACATCAAGGTTAGCACGAGGATCAGTTGTAGCGTAATCAACAAATGAATTTGTATAGGCAGAATGAGGAGAACGAGCAACAGTGTTGATGCCTAACTTGTAGTTACCAATCGTCTCTGTCTCTGTTCTGATAACTTCTGCTCCAAGAACTCCAACTTCCTTCCAACTTGAATTAGAGAATTCGATAGTTGGAGAAGTAGAACCAGATGGTGTGCCCGTAATAATATCTGCCCAGTTTTGTGTTGACTGTGCAATTTGATCTACTACTTGGAAGTAAATATAGTTTTTAGTTGGAGAGAATTCATCTCCTGGTTTGTTATAAATTACCCAAGTTAAGTTAATTCTAGGATCAAAATAGAAATTCTTAACCCTAATTTGAGAAGTTAAAGTAATTCCAAGATCTTGACAAGTGATATTAAGACCAGTGCCTGCTGCCTTAAATGTTACTTTGACTACATTACTTCCATCAAAAGAAATAGTGAAGATGCTAGTGTTAGCAATGAGTGTGTAGTAGTTAGCATTGATCCATCCAAGAGATCCAGATTTTCCAACTTCAGCACCCTTGAGTAAGATATCCCCAGTTCCAGGAATAACTCCACCATAAGATATAGTTTGAGATGTATTGATTGCTGTTCCACCAGCAGAAATTAACGCAGTTTGGTTTGGAGTAATATTTGAAGGAACTCCAGTTATAGCATGAGTTTGAATTAGATACTCCTGACCATTGCCTTTCGAGTTCCATCCAAATACAGCAGCTTGAACTCTATTCTTACTAAGTCTAATATCTCCTTTTGTAGGTGGAGTAAATGAAGTTCTGTCTAGATATTCATCTTGTTGTAATAATGTTACAGGATCAATAGAAGAGACATTAGAACGGATAATCAGAACATCACGTTGTTGGGTCAAATCATTGTCTTGTACAGCTATTAAAACTGGAGATTCAAAAGAAGTTACAAGAGTTCCATCTCCACCAACAACTGTAAAGTTTTGGTTGAATGTTACAGGAGTATCAAAAGTAGTAACGAGACCACCAATAACATCATCTTCATCTCCATCGTCTTGTAAACTTGCCTTATCAATAAAGGTTTCTTCACCAGTAATAGCATTAATTCTTCTATTACCAATATAAAGATCACCTTGAGAGTTAATACCCGTGTAGAAGACGATACCAGCGTCTTGTTTCTTCGCTTGGGCATAGAAGTCCTGATCTGGTGTTAGGACGACTTCCTGGCGGGCAGGGAGACCTGTAGAGTAGTTACCAGGACCGAAACCAAGGTATTCAAACGTATGGTTACCAGCACGAGCAATCGATGGTCTACGAAGCTCGACGTAGTATCTTTGATCAGAAACTACTAAACTATTACCAGCAATAGGAATTGTTCTGTCTTCTGATCCAGAAGTTGCATTTCCATCTTGTGCTTGAATAGAGACGTTAATTGTCTTACCATTCTTTATAACTGTACCAGAATACTGATTATCATTGAATGCTGGTTGTTTAATCAGATCATTCATAAGTTCTCTAGTTACAGAGTTCTTATAATCGTTTACAGAAACAGCACCATGAACATAGTTATCAGCAGCAGAGAAAGTTTCTGGTGGATCAATTAATGCTGCGTAATAGTCTTTTTCTTCGGTTGTAGTTCCGTTTTTCTTAAACCAGAGAGGATCATTTCTATAGTTCAGTGGATATAGTCTACTAACTGGTTGAGAGAACTTAAAGTTTCTAAAATTATTAATAACACCAGCACCAGTTGGCAATGGCGAGATATTACCACGTAGGCAAGTTAGATAGTAAATACCATCTTGCTGACCTGAAATACGACGCTGGAGTGTTTGAGTAGCAAAAATATAGAAAGTATCATCAATGATACCAGTGTCTTCTACACGATCAACATAATATTCAATGCCAGCATTATCCTGGATCTTATCACCAGGAGTAATTGTATAAACATTAGCTCCATTTTGTCTCCAATAATACTCAGGATAACGCTTACGGATCAAAGTCTTGAGTGGTAAGGATTTACCCATATCCTGATCTTCGATCATATCCGCAAAGACAGTTCCTTGAGTAAATCTTGTTTCATAAAACTCACTGTATTCGAGTTTGCCGCCAGCAATTCCCTTGATAATCAGGTAATGATCTCCACCCACACTCATATAAGCATGGATGAAAGCAAATCCAGATGAATGCCCAGTAAAGAATACTTTGTTAGCAGTAGGACCAGAACTAATATTTTGTGTTTTATTAACTACAAAATCTCCACCTTGAGGACCAGTAATCTTGACAGTTGTAAAGATTTCATTCTTTAATCCAGGGAAGTTAACGGCATCTATAGTATGATCAAATACAGTTAATTCGAGATATTTAATTGCTGGATTTAATGGATCTGGAACATAACGACCGCTTTGAATTGTTGTTTGAATTCCAGAATTAAACTTAGCAAAAGCACGATATTCAGTGCCTCCTCCAGTCAAGTCTTTTCTATAAGGATCATACGCATTATCTAAATTAAGACTACCAGTTTGGAATTGTGTAGTTGTAAATCCAATAAATTCACCTGCGTTAGTTTTGTTTTCAAATCTAGCACCATAAACAGAACCAGTAACTGGTTTTAGTAAAATCTTTTGTGGTATGAGTTTACGAGTATCATCGGTTCTTGTTTTAAGAACAAATCCGTTGATAGGATCTCTTGCATTTTCGAGATACTTTGGAATAACGTAACGGATCTTATAAGTTCTATCATCAGCAGCTCTGGTATCATTAATACGAGTATACCAAGTATCAGTTGTTCTTGGTCTATCAGAATAATCGGTCTGCTGAAGTCTCCAGAAAAGATTTTTCTTTTGTTCAGATAATGGTTGAGCGGTTACTTGATCCTTACATTGAATAAACCACTT